ATGCCTAAATCTGTTGAGATGCTACCTCTCCAGGAAATTGAAGCTATGTCAACATTTCTTTTGCAGGATCAAGTAGAAACGCTGCAGGAGGAGAACTGGCGTATAGAGGCCCAGCTGGAGGAGTCCTACAGTATCCTGGAGGATTTGATCGCGTTGGACAGCTTAGAGGAGGTTGAGGAAATCATCCTACGGGCTCGTCGACTCCTCGAGGAAAAGCCTTTACTACCTAGTCCCTTTTAGTTGACAAACTTAAGTAGTTTTCATATTTTACATGAGAGTCCATTTGCAAGGAGCGCCTATTAATGGACATTCTCAATGTAAGTATTGACAAGCTACAATACCGACGTCCTGGTCTCAGTAAGATCAGCTTTACCGTTTCCTATAGACACTACAAAAGACGCGGGACTGTTATTTATGATACCGTGAATAAGAAGTTTTTGAGCCACACCTCCGATCTAAAGCTGTTAGCGGTTGTGTGCGCGAGTCTTTCACGTTCTTCTAGACAAAAGTGAGGATTATGCCAGTAAAAACAGTATCTGATTTGAAGACGTTTGAAGCAGAGATGGAATCATCAGATAATATCCTCATTAAGTTTGAAGCGGAGTGGTGCTACCCCTGCAAAGCAATGAAGCCAATCATGGAAGATTTTGCTAGCAAAAATCCTGATATTAAGGTACTATCGGTGGATATTGAAGGCGATGGTATTTATGGTATCCTGGGGAAGTTTGACGTGAAGTCAGTGCCCACGTTTATTCTAATAAAGAACGGCGCCACCACGAAAAGAGCGGTAGGCACCGTCACTCGTGTGGAACTGTCTTCTTTAGTGGAAGAGTAACATGGTCTTTTCGTTGTTTGGCTATATTTGCCCTGAAACGCGTCTAGATGGGTTTGGTCGTGTGGACGGCAGAATTTGGTTTTCTATTCCATTCTTTATGGACGACGTTAATCAACAAGTCATACATCTAAAGTTCCCCTTTGACGAACAAGAGGAAGAACTCTCTGAAGAAAAGATTCCGTATTAGTTTATGGATAAACTCACTCATATAAGTTTAACTAATTGCATTAAGGAGTTGGACTCTCTAGAGAAGCTCGTTCTGAGTGAGAAATTCACGCTGGAGGAGATTGCCAGTTGGATTTCCCAGATTAGCTGGGAACTATCAAATGTATTTAACAGGAAACGGTATAACTCGGATGAATTTCAGTATCGTCTGAGGAAGTTGATCAAAGAGAGAAAAAAGGATTTAAACAAAGATGTTTCATGAAGAAGACGAGGGGTATACTTGCCTGCATTGCACTCAGTGGATCCAGGATACCGGCGATTGGTTTTGCGACGAATGTAAGTTCCCAGTGTGTGAGCGCTGCGGCCGATATGATGGTGAAGAGGATATGTTTCTGTGTCCCGAATGCTTTCAGCTAGAGCCGGCCCATGAATGAGACCGCTAATATAAAAGAAGCCCCGCTGGCATATCTGTCGGGAGCCATTGCTAATGCCCCCGATGGTGGCGCGGGTTGGCGGAATGACATCATCCCCCACTTATCTGCGTTGGGGTACCGTATCTATAACCCGGTGACCGATCAGCCCAAGGCGACCGGCGTATCTCGAGATGTCTTGAAGGAACAGTTGAAGAGTGACTTGGATGCGTACCAAGTTTCGTGTCAAAAGATAGTAAAAGCCGACTTGCAGGCGATTTGCCATGCAAACATCGTGGTGGCCAGGATCGATAAGTACCTCAGTGCGGGGTCTTACGGCGAATTAACGGTAGCCCGTATGAAAGACATTCCGGTATTTGCTTGGGTTGATTTACCAGGCGGTATTAAGTCGTTGCCTGCATGGGCCGTCGGGTGTATCACCCATTTTAGTCTTCATGGGTTGGATTTCTATAAACTCATACCGTCGGCGACTGCCTTAATGGGTGGTCCCTCGAATCAGCTGGGGTTGCCTTTCTATGAGACGGCATCTTGGTTAGGGAAATGATAATGGCAACAAAAAATAAAGCTAAACCAAAAAAGGTTATCGAGAGGGGAAATCCTCACCTGATGGGTTCGGAAAAAGTTGCTGTAGAGATTCCCGATGAGGTGATTACGTATATTGTGACTCGGTATCTGGGCCGTCGTTCGACGGAGGGGGTGCCATTGGTAGTGGGCATATCCAGCGATGATGTAGAAACCGTGCTTGCTCTATTTATTGAATGGGCGGCGCAAAAGAACTACATTAAAGATGGTGTCATGTTTATCGGTGGGACTCCGATTGGTTAATATGGTTTTACCTAGAATTGCAGGCGACCTTTATCACAAATACAGACCGCAAAGATTTGAAGAGCTTAGCGGTCACGCCGCTATTGTTAAGAGCATAAAGAACGCTATAGCAGCTAAGGATCCGCCTCAGTCTTTTCTCCTGTGTGGGGAGTCGGGCACTGGAAAAACTAGTACAGCGCGAATAATAGCTTTAGCTATTAACTGCCTGGACAAAGGGGCAGACGGCGAGCCGTGCTTGAAGTGCCAGCCATGCAAGGTGATTCTTTCTGGTAACTGCGTTGACGTGGTCGAGAAAAACGCAGCTGACCACAGAGGTATCGATGCGATCAGGGAGATAGCCGGCACGATGTCGTCGATGGGCATGCAGCTTCAGAACAAGGTGTATATTTTCGACGAGGCTCACGGCTTAACCAAAGAAGCTCAGTCTTCTATGTTGAAAGTGCTGGAAGAAGCCCCCAAGGGAATCTTCATTATCCTGTGCACGACCCACCCGGAGAAACTACTCCTTACGGTCAAGAACCGTTGCCAGATTTTCAAGTTCAAGCCGCTCACGCGAGACGACACGATTAAGCTGCTGACTGAGGTCTGTACCTACGAAGGAGTAGATATTGCGCCCACCACGATCGAGAAAATCGCTGACGTTTCTCACGGCACGCCTCGCAATGCCTTGGTTTACCTGCAGCAGGTCCTCCAACTAGATACGCGCGATGAGCAGGAAATCGCGACTTTGCTGGAGACGGAAGAGGCTGGCGGCGAAGATCTTTACCAGTTCTTTTCGGTTTTCGCCAAGGGGGCAACCTGGCTTGGTATCGTGGAAGCCTACACCGAAGTTCAGAATATGGGAGCCCCTGCTTTGGGCATGTGCTTGGCTGGGCACTTTAGGAAAAAGCTACTTGCATGTAAAAATGCAGAACTATCTTGGGTTTATGCTGACTTATTGGAGCTATTCGTGGTTCCGTTTGATGATGGGAAACTCGGAGAGAATAACCTAGTCTTGAATCTCAACAAAGCATTTAGACTCTGTCGTAATTTGCCGGCGCCGTACGGAAAGGGCGCTTATGGTAGGGCTTAGTGGCTCTTAATGACACAGATAATATCTTAGTTGATCCAGAAGCGATTGCTTATATTGAGAGCAAAGAGGGCTCAGGGCTGGCGAAGTTTGAAGTCATCGAGTTGTTCTTCGAATGGCTCAAGACACAACCCAGGGCTAAGCAGGTTGAGTTTTTACGGGAAGCTTTAAGTTGAAGCTGCCGGTTTGGGATCCTATGTACGATCGGATGGGAGTGACTGCTCGTGAGTTATATATGCGGCAGAACGGTTTGTGTTGGCTGGTGCCACAGATAACCCCTGAGGGCGAGGTGGCGCTGTTCTGTACGGATGGCGAGGAGGTTGGCCAAACCTCAAATATGTTGAATCCCACTCATGAGTGTGTGAAATGTATTTCTGGGTTTACTGAGAGGTTAATCAAGGATGCGTTACAAAATGACGAACCGGAGAACCGGGAAGACCCTTCTGGCAATGATTCTTGATACATACCAGGAGTACCGTAACTTGGGATATCCAATCGATCCCGCTGTGTACGTGATTCGAGCGGTCCCAGAGACTCTCGAGCGTGTCATGTTATTATTGGATAAGGGCGCGATCACTAAAAAAGAAACCGCAAAGAATTGGGGTTTCCAGTTAGAGGCGGATTCTAGATTGGGGGCGGATGAAATAATTTTCGGCCCTGAATTAGTAACTATTAGATGGAGTGACAAGTAATGGGGTGTCAAGGCTGTGGGGACAAGGCTTCTACAAGACATAAGCCTACTATAGTAGTTAAAGATGTAGATCAGGAAACTATTCCGGCAATGGAGCAAGGCACTTTTGCGGCTAAAAAAGTGCCCGCCCCTCCTGTAGAGAGGATTTCAGGCTTGAAGGATTACGATGAAGCTTTTGGGGGTGCTCAACCGGCCCACCCACATATCGAAAGGCCGCCACGTCCACAGGAACAGATGTCCTTGCAAGAAGCGTTCGAATCGGCTAAGGGCTTGTCAGTAGACGAACTGATGGGCAGGCTAGCTGATTTCCAGCAGACGCAGGATCGAGAGATTGAGCGGGCGTTTTCTGAGATGACGCATCCGATGCGACTTTTCCACGTGCTGAACTTACTCTCAATTGCCAACTACGAAAACCTATCATCCCCTGGAATCAGCCCTGAGCAGGCTGTCGTCGGTTTGAAGACGGCGCTTGATCGAAAAGACTTTAGTGAAGTCAATAAGTTATACCCAACTCTAAGAGCAAAGGTGCACGCTCGATTCGAGCAGCTCGCGGTAAATAAAATACGATTAGATTAGTTAGGATTTTTTTGGCAACGATAACTTATTCATTTATTTATTTACATACGGACTTTTTTGCCTTATTATAGTAATAACGCTACTTTATGGAAACCCGTTGAATCCACTGTTAGATTTAGACACGATGCGCGCTTCCGGCCGTATCCTTGCGCAGGTGTTAGAAACAGCGTGTGCTGAATGGATTCGAGTTGGGATTACCCCGGCTGAAATTTCGGAGCGTGCGGACCAAGCTATCCGCTCCCATCAAGGAGCGGTTCCAGCTTTTTTCGGTTATAATGGTTTTCCTGCGGCAGCGTGTATTTCAGTAAACGATGAAATCCTGCATGGTATTCCGTCCCAGAGAAAACTTCAGGATGGTGATATTGTCAGGCTGGATTGTGGTGTGGCGTTGGATGGTCACTACACTGACGCATGTCGGTCTGTGGTTCTAGATCCGGTTCCACAGCGACTACGCCTCCTACTTAAAGTCACGCGAGAGGCTCTTGATAAAGGTATTGAAGCGGCTCGGGTGGGAAACCACATTGGTGATATCTCCTATGCTATCCAGCGCCACGTCGAGAGAAAAGGGTTTAAAGCCAGCTCGGATTTTACCGGCCACGGCATAGGCCATAAGCTGCATATGGCTCCAAGCATTCCGAATTGTGGTCCTCCTGGACAGGGGGAACTGATTACTGAAGGGGTTTGTTTCGCCATCGAGCCAGTGATTTTTGATGGGCCCATGGGTGCACGACTTCGTTCTGATAAGTGGACTATTTTTTCTCCAACTCAGACACCTTCGGCGCACTTTGAAGACACAGTAATCGTAACCTTGTTTGGACCGGAGGTAATCACCAGATGAAAACTCTATTTGCCCTCATGTTTCTTTACGGCTCTATTGGTTGCTCAACGAGTGGGTGTGGAGCTGCTTCGACTCAGGTGGATTTAAGTTCCCCTAACTACGTGAATTATATCTCCGAGCGAACAGTACTAGTTCGAGTTGACTGTCCCGATCACGCGAGAGACCACCGCGGGACTGGCGTTATTATGGGCGGCGACAAAATTTTAACTGTTGGCCACGTAATTGCCAATTCGGTTGGTTGCCAGATACTGGTTCGGCGGGAAGGGGAGATGGCGCAAAGAGCTGACGTATTTAAGCAGAATAAAGCCGCTGATTGGGCTCTCCTGACCACAGTAGCGCACGGCTATAGTGTAAGCACTGAGTTAGGTAAGGTAACGTTAGGGCTTCCCATTGCCTGTGCTGGCTATCCTGTTCAGTATACGGATACAGAAACCCCGTATTTGTCGTATACCGAGGGGCTGGTTAGCACAATCAATGTAAGGGATATCAGTAACGGTATTCACTATCATCGAGTATCTGCTTATATGTGGGCTGGAAGCAGCGGCGGTGGTTGTTTTGACCGTGAAGGTCGCCTTATTGGATTATCGCGTATGTTATACGTTGATGCTCAAGGATATTTCTACATTTTGCGCTCTAGCGACTTAGGAAAAATCATGAAATGACGGATACACTGTGTTCTGATTGTATGCGCGGATATTACGTTCGAGCTGATGCCCGGGCGGATAATGAGTATTATTACTGCAACAACTGCTATAAGACGAGATTTCCTGAAGATTTGGTGGGTGATGAACCCACTGACCAATTGACGGAGATTTTTAAGTATATAGACGAAATGTTTGCAGATTCGGACGACTAACTAAGGAGCGCCTACTTCATGTTAAAGAGTGTAGCTATTTCAATGGTTGTGGTGTGTACGATGCTTTTGGATCGTGGTGTGTGGGCTGACGACCACAGTGCAGTCGATCGGACTGAAGTTTCTGACCACGTGGTCGAGAGCAAAGTCTATTTTGAGTTTAACTCCGACGTGCTTTCCCCAGCTGGTCGTGCCAAGCTTGATGAGGTGGTCAACTGGGTTGAGGGTAGAGAGGCTGGCCTAATCCTGATTGAGGGTCATGCTGACAAGGTGGGATCGCCTGAGTATAACAAAGGATTGGCTCAGCGTCGGGCACAGGCTACTAAAGAGTATTTGGTCAAGCAGGGTGTGGTGCCTAAGATGATTAAGATATTATCTTATGGTGAAGGCTTGCCGGCTTTTGATACCGAAGATGAGTCCAAGGCGAACCGACGCGTTGTTCTTTTCGCGGTCCAAAAGGAGCCGATTATTCAGGTTAAGACGGTTACGAAGGTTGTTGAGCGTGTCGTTAAGGTGCCAGTCAAAGAGAAGGTTTATGTTTATCAGACTGCCCCTGTGGCTGAGTATAAGCCGCTCGGCGTCCAATTTATGTTTGGTGGCGGGCTAACAAACTCTCTTGACCGTGACACGGAAGACGTGGTGGGGCTTGGTGGTGCGTGGGATGCGCGATTTGCTTTCTTTAACCGTAATTTGTTAGGGTTTGAGCTTGGTTATATCGGTAGTGCTCAAGAGGTTTTCAACGATACTACTGTGTTGTTAGGCAACGGTGTTGAAGCCAATCTTCGGCTCAATTTGCTGCCTGATGCAGTCGGCCAGCCCTATGCTTTTGCTGGTGTAGGTTGGAGCTATTACAAGTTTGCCAGGTCTGCTATTGAGGGTAACGATAGTGTCGTTCATGTGCCTGCCGGTTTGGGCCTCTCGCTTAAGCTTTACCGGGGTCTTACCCTGGATGTACGCGGCACAGTGCGAGCGGCTTTCGACGATGAGCTTTTTGATGGGTTAAACGTGGGTGAGGACGCGGGCCTGGAGCATTGGTCTGCTACAGGTCTTATGGGTATTGAGTTTTAGCAGAGCGGTGGGTAGGATTTTTCGCGCCCTAATAAAAAGTTAACTTGAAAGGGTTCAACTCTGTTAAAGGTTTTACAAACTTCAAAGGTTATCTTATTATTACTAGGAGCGTTGTTGCTCAATAATCTTTGGAGGAAGTAAAATGGGAAGACCAGCATTAGATTTGACAGGCGTTGTTAGTGGTAGATTGACTGTTGTTCGGCGAGATTTTTCGCGCGCTGATAAAAAGAATTCTTATTGGTTATGCAAATGTAATTGCCCTGAGGGGAATGAGTTGGTGGTTTCTGGCATAAATATAAAATCTGGAAATACTACGAGTTGTGGTTGTGTTCAGCGTGAAAACTATGAAGCTAACAGAACCATGAATGGGGAGAGTAAAACTAAAGAATATCATGCTTGGGTAGGTATGTTGAAGAGATGTTATGATCCAAAGTATAAGCCGTATCACAAGTATGGTGGTCGTGGTATTACGGTGTGTGATGAGTGGAGAGACGATTATTTTAAGTTTTTAGAAGATATGGGTAGATGTCCTGACGGTATGTCTCTTGATAGAGTAGATAACGATTCTAGATATTCAAAAGCCAACTGTGCTTGGCGATCCATTGAAGAGCAGAATAATAATCGCGGTGATTATAATGTGAGAGTTGAAATGGACGGCGAAACGTTATCTGTTTCACAATGGGCAAGAAGATATGGTTTTGCCCAAAAAGATATGTCTGCCATTATTGGTAGAATAAATCGTGGTTGGACGCCAATGAGGGCTTTTACCACACCTATTAACAGATGCAAGTAATAATGATTGGGAGTTTGAGTAAATGAGCAATACGAGTCTAAAGGGAATCTGTAAATGGTTTAACTCTGCAAAAGGGTTCGGGTTTATTAATGCTGATGGCGAGGACAAGGACATTTTTGTCCATTGGTCCTCAATCGAAATGGAAGGCTACAAAACCCTCAAGGAGGGCGAGCCGGTTGAGTTTGTCCTTGAGGACGGTCCGAAGGGTCCCACAGCGACTCAGGTGCGTAGGGCTGATTAAACACCCGACGAACTGGTGTTAGATGAAGCTAGCAGAAGCAAGGTTTGAGATCGATGAGATTACTGGCCGCCTGGCTGATTTAACCGACAGGTTGAAACTCAGCTCACTAAAGAACATTTCTGTTTTACTTGATGAGTTCAATACGCTTTTGCTAAGAAAGCAAAAACTGCAGTTAGCGGTAGAGAAGGCGGAGAGTGACACGGTTGTAGCTGGTGGTTCGATTCGAGATTTTAGTTTAATGATTGATATTATTGAAGAAAAACTAGAAACTTTGCGCTATTTGGCTCAACGTAGTGATTTGAACGAAGAGTTGTCCGATTTGATTTTCTCTCAACTCGCGTCCTTTACTCATACGAAAACCCAACTGCAGTCGAGCATTCAGAAAATATCATGGGAAGTAGAAGTACTTCTATAGGTTTGTGGGCTAAACCCCTCAAAAGAAAGAGAGGCCGTTATGGCATACGCATATTTTGTTATTAAGAATAACCACCTTGTTGCTATTACGAAGAACGGCAGGACTAACCCGGAGATTATTCACAGTCTCCCCCATGGTCATCCGGCTGGCGACGGCAATACTATCAATAAGAGCCCCGGCGCTGTGTCTCCTGTAACTGGTAGGTAATTCGGAAGGGAGAGCCTTGTAAAAGGGCTCTCCCTTTTTGTACTTAATTTGGTAAAATTGCACTTTTTTGCTCAAATAAATTTACATATCTGCTGATTTATATTATTATTTGAACGTTACCAAATTATAAACGTAAATGCCAATTCCAACAATACGTGAAATCAGGGTTGTATATTACGATGAAGACACCGGAGCTATCTGCCAGTGTCGGGGGAATTTTTGGAAGACCTGTCCCTTGCGAGCGGCTCACGACCTTCCTTGCACGGAAAGTGTTATAAGCATTACACCTGTGGACAGGTCGGAAAGTGCCGACTTGGTTGATGATCAGGTGCGTAGTATTGACGAGCAGTTTAAGGACGTGGCTGATAAGCTCAAGTCTTTGGTTGAGAAAGGTTTGTTTTAATGGGCTTTGTTTTAGGGTTGAGTGGTCTGGCTTCGTCGGGAAAAGGAACAGTCGGGCATTATATGGTTTCGCGCCATGGTTGGAGCGATTTTTCTTTTGCCCGCAACTTAAAAGATATGGTTCAGCATGTATTTAAGATGACCGAGTGGCAGGTCGATGACGAGAAGGGGAAGCGGTCAGAGTTTCACTCCCCGATGGAACTTACTTTCACTCACGTCGGCGCTGTCTTGACCTGGATGAGCAGGACTCACGGGTCAGCCGGATTTCCTTCGGTCGAGGAGCGTAAACGGCGCTACGGATATATTATGAACCTGATTGGCAAGAAGCTGCGAACTCCTCGTGAAATCCTGCAGATAGTTGGTACGGATATCTGTCGCACGATGGTTCCGACCTATCATGTTGATATCGTATCACAGTATATCGACAGGAACCCGGACACCAATTGGGTTATCACGGACGTTAGGTTTCCGGATGAGGGTGATTTTCTGAAGAGTGTTTATTCCGCTTTTATTCTTCGACTGGAACGTCCGGCTCTGGACCAGAGCCAAGGATTCTACGGTCATGTATCGGAAAACGCGTTGGCCGATTGGGATGGGTTTTCGGCAGTCATAGACAATAGTGGTAGTCTTGGTTCATTGTATGAAAAGGTTGATCTCTTTCTCAAGGAAAAAGGACTATGTCACGATACGATTGCGACCCGATAGTTAAAGTTCGAAAGACTCGCCGGCATTTCCCGATGGATGGTACACGACGGTCCCAGGTGTATATGAACGATCCCTGTGCGCCGGAGAACCGTCGTCGTTTACGCTGTGACGTGGACCCTCTGCGTGATGGCCACGACCCCGGCGAAGACCCCTGCCAAAAGCCGCGCGTGCGGCGTCAAGATTCTGGAATTCCGATTAGGTAGGCATATGAGTTGGAATGATTTCAAAGATACCGGCACTTCGCGCGAAAATAGCTCGAACCGGGAATCAGTTTCGAGCAAGCGCAGAGCAAAGATTTCCAAAGACTCCGCTCGCGGAAGCAGCCTCCCCTTTAAGTTTATCAAGCCGCCCAAACGGACCCAAGCTCGTCGGGAAGTCTACTATGTTTGCTTGGCCTGTGAGGAAGTAAACTTGGTCAACAAAAACACCGTTGGCACAACGTGTCATAGATGTAAGCGATATAATAGGGTGGAAGACACACCGCACTTCTTATCACAAGAAGAACTAAGCTCGTATTTAGAGAGGTCGGAGTGACCGAATCAGAGGGTAGTTATCAGTGGTATGTTTGGTATATTAAGTTCGGTAAGTTTGATGTTATTAGCAAGTATATTGAAGATAAGGTACCTGAAGTCAAGAAGGTGCTTTTCCCTACGATTACGACTGAATGCCAGCTCAAGAGCGGCGAAGCCAAGAAGAAGAAAACTCCGTTGTATGGTGGGTATATGTTCTTGCAGTATCACCATAACCCCGATAAGCCAGATGTTTGGTTGAAGTTAACCAAGCATCCATTTGTTAGTGCTTACATAGGGCCTTGCACGCCGAAGGATTTAGTATCTGTAGACAGTTTACAAAAGTTGGAAATCGTGAATAGTGACAGTGGTTTGAAGAAGTTTTGTAGAGGCGACTTTGTTCGAGTAAATGGTGGTGTGTTCAAGAACTTTACTGGGAAAGTTTTGACAGTGGAAGACAAAGTGATTCGCGTCGAGATTGAAGCCCAGAACAAAAATATGAAGTTTGTTTTTAGCCCGGAAGATTTGGATATTACCGGAGGACCAAACCTGTAAGAAAGAATCCATGCCGACTATCAAAAAAGACCTTGAAGAAAAACTAGGCTCAGAGAAAGTCGATGAGATTCTAGAGAAAGAGTGGAAGGTGGTGGAACCACCGACCGCTGAGGAGCTGGCTGTACAAGAGCAGCGGCATCCGAAGGCTAGAAATAACGTAAACTCGCGAAAGAACTTGGCGCAATACAAGCAGCGATCAAAGGAAGCCAAGGAAAAGGCGCTTGAGAATCTCGTGGTTAGCGAGTACGAAGAGGATGTCGACCCAAAGGATATTTTTGGTGACGACAAGGTTGATTTAGCCATGCTCGATAAAATTTTCCCTGCTCGCGAGATTTTGGCTAATCGCAAAGAGCAGAATATATATTACAATATTTTGAGGCTATTCCTGAAAGATTTCGATCTTAAGGAGTTATCTTCTAGTGATATCCATGACCTGATGACTCTCGCTCTTAACGCTGTAATTGAATGTCGTTTGGTAAAGGCGGCTAAGGGCGAGAAGATGATGCTGGAAGCTTCTCCAACATTAGAAAAACTGCGTAGGCATTCAGGCGAGATCAAGAAAAATCTAGCGTCCCGTCGCGTCGATCGGATTGATACGAAAAATAGACCTATCTTTAGCATCGTGGAGTTAGCGGCTCATTTAGACTCACAGAACAAATTGGATTTTGATCGCCGGATGCTGGAGTTAGAGGGTAAACGTGCTGATTATGTTTCGCCCTTGAGAGACGCCGAAGGTAATTTGATCGAGGATAATGGTCCTACGAACTGAAGACGCGCAGCTGTTTCGCCGTGAAATAGAACTTATTAGGTTTTATAGAGATCACCCGGTGCTGGCTGCTGAAGATTTGTTGCAGGTAAAACTCGCGGTACCGCAGCAAAGGGTTTTTGAGGATATGTGGTTTAGGAGTTTTGTGATTTACTGCGCAGGCCGCGGATGTGGTAAAAGTTATTTAGATGCTGTGTTTGCTTGTTTGTGGGCTTTGCTTTGGCCGGGGCAAAAGGTAGGTATTTTGGCTCCGTCCTTTCGTCAGTCTAAAATCGTGTTCTCTGAAGTTGATAAAATCTGGCACCGAGCCCCTCTTTTACAGGAAGCAACTCAGACTAAACCGATACGTGCTAGTGATCGGTGTTATTTAGCATTCAAACAAGCGGGCAACTCAAATCCCTCCATGATCGAAGCCGTTCCAACAGGGGATGGTCAAAAAATCAGAGGTGCTCGTTATTATTGTATTATTGCCGACGAGTTTGCACAGATTCCGGTTGATATTTTCAATACAGTGATTCGGCCCATGGGCGCCACCGTGATTGACCCGATGGACAACGTCGAGCGTTTAGCGCGTATTGATGCGTTGATCCGGGCTGGTAGAGCTAAGCGCGAGGATTTTGAGGAAACCGGTGGCAACAAGATTATTATGTCTTCGTCGGCTTATTTTCAGTTCAACCATATGTTTGAAACTATTCGTGAATACAAAAAATTGATTGAATCTGGAGATAAAAAACACGCATATCACGGTGTTTCTTATCGAGACATGCCGAAGGGTTTCCTGGACGAAGACAACATCAAAAACGCTCGTCGAACAATGTCTCGTATTCAGTTTCGTATGGAATACGAAGCTATATGGGAAGCTGATTCTGCTGGAGTATTCAAGGCTTCCTTGATTGAGGAATGTTCTAATCTTGAGAATTATACAGTTCGTATGACGGGCGAGCCTGGTAAACAGTATGTGCTTGGTGTTGACCCTGCGCGCGCGTCGGATGGTTTCGCGCTGACCTTGGTTGAGCTTGGCCGGCCAAATAGGACAGTAGCTGCTTGGGAGTTTTACCAGATGGTATTCCCCAAGATGGCGAAATTTATTATGGAAGTATGTGATGAGTTCAATGTTGTTGCGGTTCATATGGACGCTGGGGCAGGCGGTGGCGGGTTGGCGATGAAAGATTTGTTGGCGGAGGAAAGCGTGTACCATGGGCAGCGGTTGTTGGATGCAGGAGATGAAACGACAATGGGCTTGAATGGGCGTCGTATACTCCATATGTTTAAGCCCAGTCCAACAAGCAATGCGGAAGCGATATACGCTACGCTTAATCTGATGGAAAATAAGTTGATGGCTTTTCCTCGTCGACCGCAGATTAGAACCGATAGAGAAGAAGCTTTTGAAGAAATGTTCGAAACTATTGAAACAATGCTGCGGCAACTGTTGCTGATCGAAGTTAGCCAGAGCAAGTCTGGTGTTGCACACTTTGACGTCCCAACTGGTGGTGGGCACGGCACTCAAAAGAAAGATTTGTATACATCTTTTATTTTGGCCGCTAAAAAGGCGTATGATATTGCCCTGATGGCAAACACCCAGTCGAACATCCTCGAAGTTGGTCTAATCGAAAACCTTAAGCTTCCCGAATACCCAGTTGGTGATAGCCGTTTGAGCAACAGTCTGGATGTACTTAATGCTCCCATGAATAGTTGGGCTTACAGGAAGACGTTTAGACCCTCGAAGTAAACGACGTAGAAAGACTGAGGCCTGAGGCCTGATGAATGACGATTTCGAGAAAAAGATAAAAGAAATAGGGGATAAGCATCAGAACCTACGTGTCGAGTCGGCCGATCTGCAGGATGGGACTTTAAGCATGCGGGTGGCTGTTACGGGGGGTCCAGAGATGCCCCCGCTCCCGCCTGGTGTCGAGGTGCTGAGTGCTGAGCTGGGTGGCTCCGACACTATCGGCTCGGTCTCACCCATCTATGAAGCGGCTAACCTGCGCACTATCAATATTGATCCGTTGCTGCGCTCTGATTTGGATAATGCGAAGCCGTCAGTTTTGCGGAGTAGCCCACACGAGTTGTTCCAGCGTTCGATAGATTACTACCAGAGCAAAGACGTCTACGGTACTGCCATTAACGTTCTTACCAACTTTGCTTCCAAGGGATTTGAGAACGATATCGATGACGTTACCATTAAGAATTTCTTTGATAATTGGGTTATCGATACTGGGTTTGATGACATCGTGGAGAAAATTTTCTTTGATTTTTTCCGAGTCAGTATGGTGCGGACCTATAAGATTCGTGGGCAGTATGAGCCTAAGGTTAGTTATATCAGCTCGACCCCTGGTAAGAAGCCAGCTCGAGTGCGGGCGTCGGTTGAGCGGGCGGTGCGTAATAACCGTTATACCGATATGTTCATCCCCATTGCTTATACGATTCTAAATCCGACTCTGGTTGAGATCAAGGGAAGTTTGATGTTTGGCCAAACTGCAATCTACCTGAAGGCTAAGGCTGGCGAAGAGATTAAGAAAATGTTGGAGATGCCTTCCACCCAACTATCTACTTTCCAAAAGAAAATCATTGAGAGTATGCCGGTTGCTTTCAAGAAGGCAGTTTTAGAAGGCCAGGATATCCCGTTGGACCCAGACTTGGTTGGCGAGGTGGATTACCGTCGGCAGCCATACGAGCGTTACCCGATTCCTCGAGGAGCTCGCGCGTTTGAATCTTTGGAGTTCAAGAACGAGCTGCGCAAGGCCGACTATAGCACGTTGGATGGTATCACGAACTACATCCTGAAGATTACGGTCGGCAATGATAATCACCCTGTTACCAAGCAGGAAATCTTAGAGCGCGTGGGCGAGATGTTTGACACCGTCTCCAAGTCATTTAAGGTGGTGTGGAATCATACCCTGAATGTCGAAAAGATTACGTCGCCTGAGGTAGGAGAAATCCTTGGCCCCGACAAGTACAAGCAAGTTAACGGCGATATTACGGGTGCCATGGGGATGGTTCGTGGGCTGATAGATGGTGAGGGTAATGGCTCGGGCGCTGCTGTTGAGCTGGCCGTCAAATCAATCATCGAAGAGATTAACTACGCACGACGTCAAGTTACTCGGTGGATTTATTCAGAGTATAAAACCGTGGCTGAGGTTATGAAGTTCGATCGATATCCTCGGGTCCGTTTTGACGACATGGCTTTGCGTGATGAAATTCAAATGATGGCCATACTAGAAGGCTTGGCTGATAGACGTATTGTTTCGTACAACACAATCCAGAAGAAGCTGGGTTTCGACCCCGATACCGAGCTTGCGCAGATGAAGGTCGAAAAGCCGTTGGTGTTGGATGGTACTTTGGGGCTGGTTGGTTCCCCGTTTCAGCAGACCAAGCAGCCCGTGCAAGGAACTCCACGCGGAACTCCATCAGAGGGTCGTCCCCGGGGTCGTCCAGCTGTTAAACCAAAGCCTAAGGACAAAACAGTTCCCAGGAAGGCTGCAGCGGAACTAGATGAACTCTTCCAAGATTTCGACATTGATGAGATTGAAAAGTTACTTCGTGAAATTCGGGCCAGTAAAAGAAAAAAGAGGAAGTAATGCTGGCCGATGAAAGTGAGAATGCCTGTGCCTCAAACGAGTAATTCTGCGGAAAACAGGATTACAGTTGTTGCTCCGCTTAGAACAGAAACTGCTGCACTGTCCTCCGCCGCCGAGATACTCAAGATCCCACCGGTGGAACTCAGGCAGCCGGATTTGCAGTACGTGACGGCAATTTTTGTTTCGTCTGGGATGAACAAGAATGGGGCGGTATTTCTTGGTTCGGAGCTGTCTAAGGCCCGAGCATCTATCGCTCATAAAGCGGTCGATATTGAGCATGATGAAAAGCAGGTGATTGGTCAGATAACCAATCATTGTTTCCTGGATCGTGCTGGGGCCTGCATGGATATCGATAAACTGGCCAAGAAGGTTGCGGCTGGTGAGCTGGATGCGATGGATATGGATATCGCGGTTTCCTGTATTATCCATAAGCACCGCTTTCCAGAGGTCGCTCAGGAAATCCTTGAGGGCAATTGGATGGTTTCGATGGAGGCTTTTTATCGGGACTATGATGTCAAGGTTGGTGATTTGATTATCCCACGCACGCAGGCTACGGCACTTGGCTATGACAAGCTTATTGGCACCGTGGTTAAACTCAAGGACGATGACAAAGAGCTTGGGTTCCACTTGGTTGGTCGGGTCCTGCGTGATATCGTATTCTCTGGTGTGGGTATTGTCAAGAAACCTGCCAACGAGCGGTCGATTATTCTAGAGGCGGCCGCTATTCAAGAAATTATTGAGCAAAACAAAGAAACCGCTGCGGTAGTTAATATTGCTGACATTGAGACGATTGAGGCTAGCAACGGTACTGATATTGGTGAGGAGATTTTTCCGCGGTCCTTGCAGTCTAACGTGAAGATTGAGGAACTGGCGAAAATAGTAAGGGAAGCTGTTAAGGACGAGATCACTAAAGCCGTTAACGTTAGCATCAATATTCCTGACATCAAGGTAGATACGGCTATCAAGGAAATCGCCGAGATTCGATTTAATGACAAACGGCCAGGCACTTGCGTGAACTATGCGCGGTATATATTTAAGCCGCCGGCGGATACGCTCAAGGACCCGCCCACCGATCTCAGTCGGTATCCTCTGATTACAACGCCTGACGTGGATACCACTCCGTTGGGCTCTGAGATTGCCTACGAGCATTACTGCACGCTTTTTGACATGGAGTGTTCGGCTCGACCTGGTGATGCGACGCTTCCTACGTGCTGGAGAAATGTTTTTGCGAGAACTGTAAAAGAAGAGATTTCTAAATATGAAGATGTTGTTCGGAGCATTAGAGAAAAAGATAGGGCTCTTGTGAGGTTGCAGGAACTTATCGATGAGGCGAGGAAGTTCGAGCAGTAAGGGTAGTTTGAGGTTGGAAAAAGGTTAGGCGGATAGATACAGAAGAGGCGCTGGTAGTCTATCTAAAGTTTCACGGACAGGGTATCGGTTTAACAGGTTTGGATAAACAACTAACACGGAGGAAGTGATGTCTACAAGAGACTCATATAAGGGCGTGCCAAAGAAAGTGGCTGTCCTCCTCGATGCCGAAGGAAACCTTGAAGCACTGGGCGTACTCGGAAAAGACATTGCGTTTCTAGGCACCGCTACGATTAGTGGAGGTACGGCGGCTGTTATTTCCGGTACCAATATTAGATCGGCTAGTGGCGTCCTGGCTTTTCCTAGCTCAGGGAGCGTTGTACTTACAGGTTACGCGGCAGCGGATGGTAGTATGACCGTCTCTGGCACTGGTACAGGTAGTTTTTCATACCTTATCATTAGTTAAGAGACTATTTAAGGAGAATAGAATGATTACCAAGGAAGACTTTCAGAAAGAAATCCGCGACGCGCTCAAGGAGGCAGTTGCTGGAGTTTCCGAAGAGTCCCGGGTTGACAAGGTCAGCGCCCTTCTAGAGAGAGCGGATTCTACGATTTCTGAGTTGATTGAAACTGTGGAGTTGAAGGATGAGGAGCTTTTGAAGTCTGAGGAAGTGATGGCAGCTCTGAAGAAGGAAGTTGAGGAGCTGACGACCAAGGCGAAGGAAGTTGAGGGGCGTTTTGGTGGTGAGCTAAAGGAAGCCCAGGAGAAGGCCGTCGCTGCTGAAGAGCGTGCTACCAAGGCCGAGACCGAGCTAACTGGTATTGCTCATGACCGTCGTCTTGAATTGCGTGTGGCCGAGCTTGCTGAGGTTAAGGTGTTGAAGTCTGGCGAGAAGCTGGAGGCTCAGAAGAACCGAATCCGTGAGATGTCGGATGAGGATTTTGCGGCCTACAAGGATGAACTTGCTGATTTGCGTCAGGCTGTTGAGGCTGCACTGCAGGATAATGAGGGGGACGTTAATATTGCTCCTCCGGTTATCGACAAGGGAGCGGCAGCTGGTGTTTTGAATGTTGAACAAACAAATAACGCAGACAAAAAGAGCCAAATGGCGGAGTTCGGCCAGGCGTTGGCAAAGCTGCTGCGTAACGAGAAATAATTAGGAGGAAATGAGATGACCTTTCAGGTAAGACATCCCCTTGTTGAGAACCAGTACAGTACCTTTAATCCGGATACTGCTGAGACTCTGCCGATTCCGGCCGGCCGTCTTGTCCGTGTTATTGGCGAGACGTCCGATGGCCGTACATTGGTGGACGTGGTGGCTGATGCCTCCGCTGCGGGGCAAACCCCCCTTGGTTGGCTGATGCAGCGGGTTAAGGCTGAGTCGGTTGAAATGCCCCCGCACTTCCGGTTTCGCGGCGACTTCGGTTCGAGCGACGCCTATGTGGGTGATCCGGTTGGTGTGGCTATGGGTGCTGGTGCGGTTTACGAGACTGACCAGTATGTTGATGAAGGCAGTAACGGAATCCCCGCAGGTACTTTGCTGTATTGCGATGATGACGGCAAGCTGTCTGATACGAATGCAGATAGTGCTCCAGCCCCGGCGGCGATGGCGCTGCATGCTTTGACGGCCGCTGGTACTGCTGCTGGTAAGATGCTGCGCATTAAGGCGCTTATCTAATTACGCCCTGCGTATAAATAAGGAGATATACTACAATGAGTGAGATGAATCTTCAAACTATGCAGGGCCTGTTCAAGGAGACAGCATCCTGCCATGAGACTGCTGAAGGAAGAGCGGCATTTCAGGAGTTTGCTATTAGCCTGAACGAGCCTATTCTTCAGCAAATCCGGCTGCGGTCAACCGTGCGCGAGCTCTTTTCCGAAGTGACGCTAGCGCCCGGAACCCAGGCCAGTTTCCCAGTTGCCGACGATTTCGAAGTGCCGGTCTGGGTGCTGCCCGGTCTAGGTTACGTGGCTCAGAACTTCATTGAGGGCATCGGGGAGGACGTGTATGTACCCACGTTCACCATCGATAGTGCTGCTCAGTGGAAGCTTTCTTATGCCCGTGATGGCCGTGTAGACATTGCTGCTCGCGCTGCCCGCAATATGGCGCGTGCGGTTGCTGAGTTCGAGGAGGAGTCGGGGTGGCGCGTTATCGTACCTGCCGGTACCTCGAATTTCGCTGGTATGGGTCTTCTGGGCCCGCGCTCGGCTGCTATCTTCGAGGTTGACCCAGGCTCGCCTGGTGCCGGCTATTTCTCGAAGGAGCTGGTCAACAAGATGATTGTTGGCATGGACCGCAATGACCGTACTCTGACCGACCTGTGGATTTCCCCGGAAGATGCGGCTGATATCCGTGAGTGGACTGATACTGATGTTGACCCTGTTACCCGCCGTGAGATTTTTACCGCCGCTGGTATGGGTAGAATCTGGAATATCCAGCTTACGGTTCTTAAGCACCTCGGTGCTGTTGGTAAGTTCAACATCAACGGTTCGACCTCTGATTATGGTATTTTCAAGGCGTCCGGTGGTGGTACTTATCAGGATTACACCCTGACCAACCCGAATGTTGTTGACGGTGACGGCCAGGTGAGCACCCTTGGTGAGACCCAGGTCTGGGGCTTTGATCGCTCGACGAATGCTTCGCTCGTTATGCCTATCCGGCAGCGTTGGCAGACGTTTGAGGACCCCACCCTGCATCGTAAGCAGCAGCAGGGCATTTACGGGTGGGAGGAAATCGGCTTTGCCGCTCTCGACCCGCGCGAGCAGTCCATGGGTGTAATTGACCGAAGCTTGTAATATTACTATGTTTTATTGATATCTAAAAAGGGAGGAGGTTTGGACTCCTCCTCCCTTTTTGTTTTACCGGTAAAAATACCTTGCAGTAGGGTGTATCTCCGGTTTACATTTTTGTCTGGGTGTATTATAATAGTAGTATGTACAAAGACAAAGAGTGTATCGTTTGTCATAAAATGTTTTCTCCAAAATCTGGTATAAATAAGACATGCCCGGGGTTTTGTACGGATGAGTTACGGCGGTTTAGAGAGCGAGAGCGAGATAAGAAATCACGTTCTGAGGTAGAAAAACAATGCTCGCTTTGTGGTAAGTCATTCAATACACGGGACTCTAAAAAGAAATACTGTGGTTCTTCGATATGTGAGGAAAAAAGAGTTAAATTCAATGCTCGTGCGATTGAAGTTAAAAGAGCTGGTAAGCGTTCTGATTATACAAGTCCACGGTACTACGCGAACCGAGAAAGATTTCTAAAGGAAAAACGCGATAAGTACAGATTAGATAGGCCTGATGTAGAAGTTAAAGATGGTTGGTCGACGGTTAGACTTACACGTGATAAGGTAGAAGCGTTTTTTCGTGATTTTGGTTATAAATTAATAAGTGAAAGCTATAAGAGCAACCATGATAAGTTAAGTGTTGTTTGTCCTAAGGGACACACCTGGAAGGTTGCTTTCCATAACTTCAAAGAAGGCAATCAACGTTGTGCAGTGTGTCAGAGACATATAATATGTTCGGCTCCGGAGCGCGAGATATATGGTTATTTGAATGGGAATAATCCTGATTTGGAAGTAACTATCCATGAAAAGGATGTTATATCAGGAGAATTAGATTTGTATTTTCCAGACCAAAAAACTGCCGTTGAGTACTGCGGGTTGTATTGGCACGGAGAAAGGTCTGGTAAAGAAAGAGATTATCATTTCAACAAATATAGAGAGTGTTTTACTAAGGGTATTAGGCTATTTACAGTGTTTGAAGATGAGTATTTAGGAAGACCACTTGTTTGTCTATCTCGTATAGAATCAGCTCTTGGTCTAACAACTAGTAGAATCTTTGCGAGAAAATGTGTAGTAAATAAGATTGATAGTCGATACGCTGCAGAATTTTTTGAGCAGACACACACTCAGGGTAGGCCAACTGCGGCTCCTCATTCGTATGGTCTTTATTATAACGACGTATTGGTCCAAGCAATGTCGTTCGGCTCTCCAGTTCGTAGTTATGGTAAGTTCGATAAAGATATAATTGAGCTAAATAGACTTTCGTCTCTTCCTGGCGTAGTGGTAGTGGGTGGGCCTTCTCGTCTGTTTAGTGCAGCTAAACCGGATATGCTATCGTTGGGGTATAAAAGAGTTGTATCTTATGCTGATATGCGATGGGCAAATCCATTCTCTTCTATATATGAAAAGTTGGGTTTTGATTTAGTGGCCGAAAAAAAATATGATTATTATTTTTGTAAGGGGCAGAAAAGGTATTCAGCCCAACGACTTCATAAAACTGAAGATGAACGCTTGACGGGTGAAACTTTGTGGGAGCTTAGACAAGCCCAGGGGTTTGACCGTATCTGGGATTGTGGCCGTAGGACTTACATATACGAGCTGTGAGGAAAATAATGACTAAAGGGCATGTAGTAAACAACACCGGTAAGGCAAAACATATATTCAAGAAAACAGTTTACGCTGGCGGGCGATTGTCGTTGGATGATGCCTATGCGGCAGTCTCCAACCGAGTACCTGAAGGTGCCCCGTTTCTTGAGTGGCTGCAAACATATCTGCCACCCGGGTGGGAGTTGCAGGTCGCCGAGGATTACGAAGAGCCTTTTGAGCCGGCTAAGGTTAGGCCAGAGGACGTCAAGGCAGTTACGGTGACGACCCACGACACCCCTGAAAAGCATGCGTTGAGTGGCGAGGATGACGACGCACCCAGCCTTGAATATGCACCAGCTAGAACACTCGATAAACTAACTGCGCGGGATATTTTTAATTTACGCATGAAGGATAATCCTAAGCGTGTGATTAAGCAAATCGATAGTGTTCACAAGTTACGTCGAGCGTTGGCGATGTGTAAGAATGACGCTCGCAAGTCAATGTTGGCAACCATTATTCGTTATCGAATCAAGGAACTCGGATAATGCTTACCTTTATTGTCTTCTTTTTAGTTTGTATAATAGCCGTTGAGGCAGCAGTAGAGCTGCTCGTTAAATCAGTGATTTTTGATGGATTTAGTACGTGGTTTGCCTCACTCGGCACCTTTGCAAAGGAGTTAATTTCCTGTGGGTATTGTACTTCTGTATGGGTTGCTGTCCTACCTGCCTTGTTTCTGGCTTATTTTCAAGACTGGGCAAGTGGACTAATCGTTTTTCCGTTGTTTCTTTTAGCATTGCACCGAAGCGCCAATTACCTTCATAATATTAACGATAAACATTTCGATAAGGATTATGATAAGCGCTATACAGATAGCTCTGGAGTTGAGTAATGACAGATTTTGATATTAAGTCCCACCTAGTACCGGCCAGTGATTTCCATGACCCGGTTAAAGTCAAGGAAGAGGACTACGACGCGCTGCAGGAAGTTCAAGTTCACGTAGACGCTTTGGGTCGTCACCGCCAGGAAATCGGCCGTCTTTTCCAGGCTTTATGTAATCTAAAGGACCAGACTAATGAGCTGGAGGTTACGCTGGCGAATAAACGAAGGGCGTTGGCGAATAAATACAATCTTGAGACCGTTGGAGAAGGGCAGTGGGCTATCGATTTCGAAAAGAAAGAGTTTGTCCGCCTTTCCGCCAAATCACCCGTAATCCCATAACAGGAGGCTAGCATGGCTTCGGCCTGGTTCAATAGAGGTAAACAGCAAGTCCTTTCGGGTAGTACAAGCCTGCTAAGTGACACAATCAAAGTGATGCTGGTTACGTCGAGCTATACGTTTGACGCAGACCACAACTTTGTTTCTGAAGTGAGTGCCAACGAGGTAAGCGTCGTTGGTTATACCGGTGGTTTCGCCGGTGCGGGGCGAAAGGCCCTGGCCAATAAATCAGTAACTGAGGACGACACTAACGACCTGGCCTATTTCGATGCAGACGATTTGACATGGACAGGCTTGGCGACCGGAGCGACAGTTGGCGGGGCCATCCTAGTCAAAGAAGTCACCAATGATGCCGCCAGCCAGCTGCTAGTGTTTATGGACTTGGCCGACACGCCGACCAACGGTGGGGACATAACCCTAGCTTGGAATGCAAGCGGAATCGTCCGACTTACTTAATCATTTTAATAGATTAGCGAATGCCTCGTAAGTTTCCAAACTCTGCGGCAACGTGGGCGGCGGCCTATCCTACTATCCCTACCCCATCGGGTATCTGGACGTTCCAGGAGTCTGCATCTCCTATTTTGGATAAGGTTGGAACCGCTGATTTGGTGCAAAATCAGGGTCTGTTGTATGCTCAAACCGGTGATCCAGAGCCGTTTGGTGCTGCACGATTATCGTTGGAGTTTGATACGACTGCAGCGGCAGAGTGGACGGGGCCTGCCAGCAATAGTTATGGAACTATAAGCGGTACCAGTAGTTATACGATGTATATTCGGTTTCGAATGCCGGATAATGTAAGCAGCGCTAGATGGCTTTGGGGTAAGGGACTTAGCACGGGGCCTAGATTTGGGGCGTTTTTGCAGCCCACCACTGGCACGATGCGTTTTATTGCTTCCTCCGATGGAATTACCACCTTCATCCCTACAACTACTATAGCTTTGGATGATGGAAACTATCATGATGTTTTATTTGTGGTGGATCGGAGCCCCGGGGTTGCGGCGGTGCGTATTTATACAGAAGCAGAAACAGCTAGCTTTCCTATTGGTGCATTAGGCGGGGTTTCAAACACTCAAACGCTCCATTTTGGTGGTTCCAACGCAGGGACAGCGCTTTCTGGCACCAGAATTAGTTATGCCGCACTGTGGCCGTCTATAGCCCTGACTGCAGCGGATTTGGTAAAGATTCGAACATCGGTAGAGCCGGTTGCTTTAGTTGGCTTGACGAGTTCAGCGCTTACAGCGCAGGTTAATCGGCGTGTGATTGCTAGTGTTGTTAGTGCTACTACAACAGCGCTGAGTTCTTCAGTGTCCACTGGGGCGGTTGTGATTTCCGCGACCCCGGCAGATGCTGTAGCTGAGGCTCTTGATTTCTCTCTTGCTTACGTAGACGTGGTAGCCTCGGTGTTGGACCCCGAGTTGTTGGCAGTGGCGGCATTGAGTCCGGGGGCTGCAAATACTGTTTCTTCTACGTTCCAGCCCTCTATGTCTACTTCAGTTAGTGTGGCACCTAATCCAGCCGATGTGATTTCTGGTGTGGATGTGAGTTTGTCCTCTGAGATTGACCTAGTGTTAAGTGATGTTGCGGAGGCCGCGCTGGAGGCCGATGATCCTACGATTCGTTACGTGCTTTCGGTTGGTGTGGTCGGACTGGCTAGCGTTGGTTTAAGCCCTGTGGTTGTGAGTGCGATTACTCTACAGGCTGGAGTGGCTGGCGTGCCTGTGATTGTAGGGCTGCCGTTAGCTCCTACTATACGTCCTACGAATACGTTTCCAGGTGATTTGGTTACCCTATTTACTGGGGCGTTTGACCCCGGAACTTTGTCAATAGTAATCTTGGCACCAAAACGGATTGTTATGACTGACGGTATTTTAGCGGAGAGGGAAAAGCCAGACATTTTTAGGGTAGGCCAAGTCTAGGAGAAACCGTGGCGGTCAAACTAACCATAACTGTAGCCGATATTACCGGAACATTGGGTGCTGGGTATACCAAACTAAAGGTATATCGCTCCCCAATGTCAGCTGGTGTCTATGACGAGGTCACGACACCAAGCATGATGATTCAGCTACAGGCGGGTCAAAGCGAATACGTTTATATTGATGGCGGTGGAACTACTGCTCATTGGTATAAGACAACATTTTACAACCCGACGACTCCGTCTGAGAGTTCTTTTAGTGGCGCGTTTAATGGTGATTACTACGACCTGGGATTCCCTTCTGCTAGCTATCCTCCGGAGGCAGTATTTACCAATGACGATTACCTGGTATTGGATAAGATAAGGAATCTTATTGGCGATCGGAAAGAGGTCGTACGGGATTATACCTCGCCAAACACTGGAAGTGCAGCTAATATTTCGGACGATGGGTATACTTATACCTTGAGCAATCCAAATGGTTGGCCGCTCAGAGTAATCCTTGATGATACTGAATATACATCTATTGATGACCCGGTGGTAAATGGATATAAATCCGTTACTTTTAGTGGTGGCCAGATTACGGCTAGTGGCACGCTTGATTTGTGGTACCACCATTTCAGATATTCAGACACAGAAATCCTCCAGGTCTACAACGGACTGACTCCGCCTTATCCTTTGACAGCTGAGCAAGTAACATTTGAGTTGTCTGTAGTTAGTGCTGCTATTGAGCTACTCACGTCCGAACTAGGAATGTCAAGCTCTAGTGCAGGCATTGAGGTTGATATCTTTGAGGAGATACGAGTCAATCCCAAAGCTGGGCTGGATAGTCGCTACAATATGTTGAAGGCATTGCTCGCGCGCAGGCAGGCTATAATCGATGACATAGCTCCTGATACATCTTCTGACAACCTGTGGGGAGTCCTAATAGACTAATGATCGTAACGCCGGCGATTCGTAAGCTATATCATGATCTTCTTACAGAAGTCATTGAGGACCTGCATAAGCCGATTACGGCTCATATGCCGCCTATAAAGGCTGACTGCCCGAACTGCCAGTACGATACGGCGAACAAAAAATCTTCGGGGGTATATAATAATACTTTTGTAGCGCCGGTGATTATTTTTGGGTCTACAATCAATCCTGCCCCATTTACCCGTGGTCGTTGCCCTGTGTGCCATGACATTGGCTTCCTCACTAGCCAAATCACTAAGCCGCTCAAGGCGTTGGTGCGGTGGAATCCCAAAAGTGCGAGTGATTTGGAAATCACCCCGGCCGGTCGTGAGGGTGCTCCCATCGTTAGAATCAAGGTTGCACGTCCACATTATAACACGGTGATGGCGGCCGAGTATTTTACGGTGGACGGGATGCGCTGTGTGCTTAATGAGCCTGCTACCATTCGAGGGTTGGGCACTCAAGAGGAAATGGTCATTGCTTTTTTGCTAGCGGTTGAGGTAGGCAGTGATGTTAAGAGGTAGGTATGGCCGAGTTAGATCTTGAAAGGTTGTTGCCGTTAATTGAAGCGGCGGTCAAAAGAAAAATTAACAGTGGTTTGGCTCGGAAACTTAGGAAGAATATCTTAGAGGTGTTTCGAACTAGGGCTAAAGCAGATATTCTCCAGGCTTTTATTCGAGTATATGACGAGTTAGCCGCGCAGGAGAAGGGGGAATATGGGCCTCTTGTGGTTGGTAAGGACCCTTCGGCGTTGGAGAATTTTCGTCATCTCTTTGTCCAGCAAATCGATCGAGAGTTAGACGGCATTAGGATTGACGGGAACTCATTGATTATTGAGGTTGGGAATAAAGATTTGTGGGGAGTTGGTCGATCCAAGGAGCCCAACTCTGGGGATGCACCACAAGGTGACCCTCAAAGCGTTGATTTTCTAGGGTATTATATAGAGGGTTTTATAGGTGAGTTTGGTTTCTTGACTATGGACCATTATCGATTGCGCCGGAAAAAAGCTAAGAATATTGGTCGTTTTGGCAAGGGGTTTTTGATATCTAAAGAAGCTTATGAAAAAGAGCATTGGGAGCGGATTACCAAGATTAAGTTTGCTGATATACGCCACCCCATTTCAGGGCAGGCACCCTTTAAGGGGTTTGATTTATTAGCTAGTTCATTCGACTTCAATCCTTATATCCAAGAAGCAGTGGAAAAGACCTTTACTGACATCGGCCAGAGTTTATCCAGCTAAAAAAGTTGACATATACTTCGTTTTGTATTATTATTCATACGTGTAAGTGTACGATATTTCAGCCCAAGGGGAGGTTTAATGATACCTTATCTTAGGCTCTATGACTCCTCTATCTTCAACTACCTAAGGTATGAAGTAATCCCCCTCCATTTCTCCGAACGGGTAGATAACGATACTCTCGTATATGAGGCGTCAGAGAACGCCCACAAAGTAAAATTTAGCGTTCAGCCCTCCCCAGGTAGCCAGGGTCGAGGGCTAGTCGTATTTGACGAGATGATGGTCAACGGCAGGCTGGTAGCCGATACCACCACAGAGCAGACCAGCCAAGTCACTGTGACTGGTGCAACATCTTACGACATCGATTATGTGAATGGTAGAATATTGAACCCTGATGCTATCCCTAGTTCGATAACCTATCGTTGGTATTACGTTTCTGTTATACAGGGATGGCCAGGAGTCAGTCCACCTCTTCTACCGGTGGTAGCACTCGATATCGATGCGACAACCAAAGCTGGATATCAGCTAGGGGGAGGATCGAAGGATACGATTCGTGGTTCGGTCTATGTTTTTGCCACGAATGAAGCAGAAAAGAAAGATATTACTGACGTTATTTACCAGGCATTATTTAATAGAACTTTGCCAATCTATAACTGGCATGAAGTAAACTACTTAAACTATGATGGAACTTATACCGGCCTTGTCCCAACCACGGTGAGTGGTATCAGTAAAGGGTATTTCAAAGAGGTTAATGCGATTTATACGGGAGCAAGATTGGATTGGTCGGAACTTAATCGACATCGAGCAAGAGTTGATTTTGTTTTTGAAGTATTGAAGGACGATAGTTAGGAGACACTGTTAGGAAGTGGGAAACGCCTCCCTGCTGCCTGTGCAGTAACGGATTTATCCAACCTCAATTAGCTGTACGTATTATAGAAACGCGCGCGTTTTGCCAAATTAACCCTTAAGGAGGCCCTAAATGGCTAGAAATAGAATTATTTACGCTAGTCAGAGCGTTATTGTCGATGGGGACCACCTGTATCGTGTTCAAACTCTGGGATCTGCTACGACGTTTACTTCGACAGATCTTTTCGAGTTGGGCCAGCAGGATATCATCGACGTAGTAGACGACGTGCCAACCGTTGCTCTGACGCTGGACACAAATGATTGGGGTACTGTACGCACAGCAGCTGCATTTGCTCGTGTCTCTTCGGATGCTTTCGATTTGACAGCTACCGTAAGTAATGCGAACTTGACGGTTGTCTCCGGTACTCCAGGCACTGACCTTGCGTATTACCATGGTATTTCACTTGCTAATTACGGTGTGGCCGGTTCAGAGTTTGACCTCTGGGCTCCTGTCCAAACCGAATCGGCTCTAGGCACTGCAGACGACCTTATCGACCAGACGATGTTTCTGGCCCGCTGTTTCTTGACTGGTATTAACTTGAGCTACAGCGTCGGTGGGGAAGCTACGGAAAACTATACGGCGGAAGCCGACAACAAGATGTGGCTACTGAATGACGGTCGATTTGTTTCGCAGGAGCATTGGACTGCAGCTTCGGGTGTTGGTACGTATAACCTCGGTATTGTGGATACTACGAACCAGGTTGCCACGCTTTCTGACAATAACCTGGCGTTCCTTTACGTTGACCCGGCGACGGGTCGTCGGTCGCTGGTTGTTGACCATGCAGATGGTACTCGTACGTACGTTCCGGTGGTGTTGGGTGCGGCTACCGCTACTGAAGCGGGTTATGCTGCCGCTACCAACGTCGTGACCCTGCCAGGCAGTGTGACGGTGGGCGGTGCTGACGTCGTCAAAATCCGTTATGCGGCTGATGCGTATGCTACTGCGGTTCCCGGTAACTCGGACATCCAGAATGCGAATTACTTCACGCCGGCGACCGATGCGAATACTGGTGACCACTCTAACGTTGGTGGTTTGCGTCAGGGGCAGATTGAGATTTATCTGGTCGATCCTGATGCCAGTGCTGACTATGAGATGTCGCTTCGTTTGCAGACTGTCACTATTGCTGCGGCGCTTAATCGTGAGCCGCTCTCTGAGCTTGGTCACTTGAAGCCATATGACCGCCCGGTTACCTTCCCGGTCGAAATTACTACGACTGTTGAGGCGACTGCCGGTGATCTTGAGACTTTTGCTCGGTTTGCTGGTAAGGAAGCGGAGTATGATGCGGGAACTTTGGTTGACCTGACGATTGACCACTTGCTCCAGAAGGACAACCTTACGTTGGTCGTCATGATTTACGACCAGACTGATGTTGAGGCCGGTGGAACGGGTGCACAGCGCAAGGTTCTTAAGGATGAGCTGGTGGGCAAGGCTTACTGGGTCGACGGTGTTCGTGCGGTCTATGCGGCTATTAACCCGTCTTCGCCAGAACGTGAATACCCGATGAAGACTGTTATTGTGCCAAACCTAAAGTCTACTACTGAAGAGTATAGTTTGGCTCAGGGTTCGAACGCTACCCAGACTTTCGGATTCCGTTCGACTAACAGGATGTTTATGGTCAAGGGTTACGTTCCGTTCGATAGAGTTATTGTGACTCCAGGAATGCAGAATAACTAAATATTGTTTGGGGGAAGAGGGGTTTAAGCACCCTTCTTCCCCTTTCTTTTATTAGCGTTGAAGAGGGTTTATGGAAGACAGCGTTGAGGAACAGGCTGAGGACCGGGAAGAAGTACGATCTAAAGAAAAGATTAAGCGTTATATTGACGCGGAAATAACGAAGCTATTTACAGGCATCCTGGATTATGCTGAGGTGGCTATCGATAGCGAGGAGCGTTGGAAAGTACTTCGTTCACGGATATTAAAACTTTCGAATGATTCTATTCGAGAAATACGGAAAGAGATAGATGATCGGTATGTTGTCAACTATCGCGCACCGTCGGAAGATATCATTGTTATTAAGCGAAAGTAAATTGATTAGGGAAAAGGAGAGCGTAGCATGAATGCTAAGGCCGAGAAGCAGGAAGATACCCGTCGTAATTTTGATTTTCAAGTAGATGAAGATACCACTGTCAAATACTATCTTGGGATTCCGTCATCGGACCAGATACGAAAGGCAGATTGGCACTACTCTAAAGTTTACAACAAAGCTCTGGTTGATGGCGTTGCGACGCAGGCAGAGATGCTAGACATCTTGCATCGTCGAAATATCCTGGGGCCTGAATATGAAAAGCGTTTGGAGGAGCTGCAGACCACTATTGCGATCAAGATTACTGAAATGCAAGATGAAAAGAATGACGTGGAAAAAGCTCAGAGGGCGCTCGAGATACGAGATTTACGGGATAAGCTTTATCAGTGGAATCAGCGAGCTACTGGCCCGCTCAGTAATACCTGTGAGCAGATTGCGGAAGATGCGAAGCTGGAGTATTTAACCTCGACGGCGGTGCAGGCCGAGGACAAGACTCCGGTGTGGGCTTCCTTTGATGAGTTTATTGGGGAAGAGAACCAACGGCTGCTGCTAAAATCACGCTTTGAGGTGTTGCTCTGGATGCAGGGCTTGGACGCTGATTTCTTGGAGAAGACTCCCGAAAACTTGGTTATTAAGGAGCTTGCGGAGAATCAGGAAAAGCAGAAGGAAGCCAAGCGTCTT